CGCAGAGGTAACAAAAGCTAGTGGCACGATTTCTGTTGTATCGACAGCTTCTGCAAATGGCGCAGAGGTAACAAAAGCTAGTGGCACGATTTCTGTTGTATCGACAGCTTCTGGCACTGTTACTGAAGTAACTGACGCGGCAGGTACAGTTAGCACAGCGTCTAGCGTAGCAAACGTCATAGTACGAAATGTTACTAACCCAAGCGTGTCTAGTGCCGGTACCGCAACTGTTACAAATGTAGTCGTAGTCCCTGTCAAAAATGCAGAAGCTTCTGTTTCCGCTGATGTAACTGTTACAGGTACTGCAACCGCACGGCTACTTGCAAGCGGAACAATAACAGGGCTAGCGTCAACAAGCGGGTTTGGTTTACGGAATGAATTCTTTGACCCGGCTAGAGTCAACGCACGTAGAATTGTACACATTCCTCAAGAATTAACACGACGCGTAGACATTTCAGCAGATACGTTTTCTAGAATAGTCTACATTCCACAAGCACAAAGTAGAATAGTTTACGTAGAAAAGAGCTCCTCTCGAATTATTTCAATTCCACAGGGCTTAGAACGAATTGTAAGGGTAGCGGCATAAAATGGCATTTAAGTTTCCAGATAAAGATCCAGATGAAAGATTGGACTACACCGTAGATTGGTCACGTTTTCTATCCACCGGAGAGTCTATTGATACGAGCACCTCGGGCACTAACACATCGGTATGGAAAATACAAAAAGCTGATGGCTCATTTGTAGAGTTTGCTCCAGATAAGAGTTTTGAAGGGGATGCAGTCGTCAACAATACAGGCTCAACTACAGGACTTACACTATTGAGCAGTTCTTTTACTGGCAATGGGGGCACAAGAGCCACTATTGTTTTGTCAAAAGGTATTGCGAACACTTCGTATCGTTTGCTGTGTCAAATACGAATTACTAATGGCTCTGATGCTGAAGCCGACAGACTTGTTACAAACAGAGAAATCAACTTGCGAGTAAGGGAGCGTTCATAATGGCATACGATTTTATCGGACTCTCCAATGATATTGCGGGACGCCTCAATGAGGTACAGATAACTAGCGCAAACTTTTCTACAGTTACTGGTGTTAGTCAAAGTATAAAAGAGGCAGTAAACTCCGCAATCCGTCATCTTAATCAACAGCACTTTAGCTGGCCATTTAACCACAACCTCGAGGAAGATATTCTTTCCGCAGGCGTTTCTCGGTACTCTCTTGCAGATAATATTAAGTACGTCGACTTTGCCTCGTTTCGCGTAAAAAGAAATACCACCCTTAATGTCGGGCAAGGAAGAGTTTTAACACAACTGAGTTACTCAGAGTATCTAGCAAACTACATTGATCAAGAGTACGAGACCGACAGTTCTAGGGGTGGGGTACCCCGTCAGGTGGTGCGAACGCCGGACTTTCAATACATTATCGTACCGATGCCAGATAAAGCTTACACAATACAATACGAGCAGTACATGGACCCCGTTGACTTAGTTGACGCGACAGACGTTCCTACTATTCCAGAAAGATTTCGTCACGTAATTATTGACGGTGCTATGTACTACGCTTACATGTTCCGTGACAATGTCGAAATGGCGGGCATGTCACAAAATAAATTTGAAAACGGTATAAAACAAATGCGTACAATTCTTACGAATGAGTACGCCTACTTTAGGGGCGCGTAGATGCCTGATCGTTTACAGACCTATCCTCTCGAGTTTCAAGGTGGCTTGATATCTAACGTCAGTCAGCTACAGCACGGTATGCAAGCACCGGGTAGCGCGACCGTTTTAACAAACTTTGAGCCGTCAATTGATGGTGGCTACCGAAGAATTGAAGGGTTTACCAAGTTTGCTGATAACGCTGTTACGGGCAGTGGAGCAATACGAGGCGTGTTTTATTTTTCGGGTGCCGCGTATGCTGTTCGTAATCAAAACGTTTACTTCTCAGGTGGGGGAAGTGCGTCATGGACAAGCATCACGACGTCAACCACGTTAGACACAAGCGGTACCGGCGTCGTTCGCTTTGAAAAATTAAACTATAGCGGTGCTGATACCCTAATTATAGTTGACGGCTTGAGTTACCCGTTTAGGTACAAGTCGAGTACCTTTGAAGAACTTACGAGTTTACCCTCCAGTATTGAGGGTGCTAACCACGTTATCAACTTTCAGAACCACTTGTTCTTTGCAAAAGGCAGTGAAGTCTTTTTCTCCGCACCGTTTGATGAAGCAGACTTTACTCCGGCGTCTGGTTCAGGGTCATTTAAGTTAGACGACGCAAGTAACGTTACGGGTCTAAAAGTATTCCGTGATCAACTTATTATATTTACTGAGCGGTCTATTCATCGTCTTGCTGGACAGTCTATCGCAAACTTTCAGCTAACACCAATTACCCGTGATCTTGGGTGTACTGAATCGGATACCATACAAGAAGTTGGTGGTGACGTCATGTTTCTCGCACCCGACGGTCTACGCCTACTCAGTGCTACAGAAAGAAACAACGACTTTGGTCTTGCGGTTGTTTCTAGAAACATACAGAACGATATCCTTGAATTTATAGCTAATAACTCCTCGTTTTCCAGTGCTGTTGTTCGTTCTAAATCTCAGTACCGTCTTCTCGGTTTTAACTCCGATTTTACTTCTGACTCAGCACAGGGAATTATAGCAGTTCAACGTGCGGCTCAAGGGGGCGTTGGAGTTGAGTTTGCAAGGACTCTCGGTATAAATGCACGGGTTGCTTACAGTGATCTTGTCGAGAACACTGAGCGAATCCTTTTTGCAAATTCAGACGGTTACGTGTATAATATGGAATCAGGGAACAGTTTTGACGGGGGCAATATTTCTGCAACTTTTAAAACTCCGTTTTTTCCTATTAATGATCCGTCTGTGCGAAAGCAATTACACAAGATGGAATTGTTTACAGACCCTCAGGGGACTATCGATTTAGATGTTGGTGTTAAGTACGACTTTGATCGAGAGGAAGTCTTACAACCGCCAACTATACCAGTAGCAAACACCGCAGGAACTGTAGCATCAATTTTTGGTTCTGCAAGATACGCGGCAGAAAATGCGACAGCAAATGTGAATGGCGCCGTTACCAACAGCACAAACGTTGCGGTAGACGGTAACTCTGGAACGATTGCTGTAGGTATGACGGTCAGTGGTGGCGGAATCACGGGCCTCGTTACAGTATCAACAGTCAGTGACCAGAATAACATCGTGCTATCAACAGCCGTAACGCTTGCTGACGATGCGCCCCTCGTATTTACAACCAATTCTTCCGAAGTATTCACATTCGGTGGGCAACTAAAAAGTTACTTTAAATTAGACACGATAGGTTCTGGAGACGTAATCTCTCTTCAGTTTACTTCAGATTCAACGGTACCAACCTTTTCGTTGGAATCGGCTTCCTTACAATATTTAATGAGCGGTAGAAGATAAGATGTCAACAGGCTACACAAGAAACGACACCAGCAACAATATTGCAGAGGGGAACGTCATTCGAGCGTCAGACCTTGACGGCGAATTCGACGCATTACAAACAGCTTTTAACTCTAGCTCGGGGCACTCACACGACGGCACGTCCGGAGAAGGGGGCCCGATTACCAAGCTGGGACCCTCACAAAATGTTACCGTCTCTGCGTCCTTGCTCGGACCTTCAAGTGCTGACGACACGATTGATTTAGGCACAAGCTCAGTTCAGTACAAGGATTTGTACATTGACGGGACGGCGTATATTGACGGTCTTGGCGAAGATTTGCTCGTGGCTACCACTGCCGCTGTTCAATTCCGTGATACTGACCTAAGTATCAACTCCTCGACAGACGGTCAGCTTGATATTGACGCTGATACAGAACTGGAGCTTACGTCTCCGATTGTCGATATCAACGCTTCAACTTCCGTAAATATTTCAAATGACCTCAAGCTAGATAGTGACTCAGCCGTTTTAAGCCTTGGTGCGGACGATGATGTTACTATCACGCACATACCAGACACAGCAGTTCGTGTTAACGACGCGATTGGTGTGCAGTTTAGAGATGCGGCGCTGTCAATTAATTCATCAACAGACGGCCAGCTTGACATTGATGCAGACGCAGAGCTTGAGATTACCGCACCGATAGTTGACATAAACGCATCGACCTCAGTTAACGTTTCAAACGATCTAAAGCTAGACAGTGATGCCGCAGTCCTAAGTATGGGTTCGGATGGTGAGGTTGCGGTAACCCACGTTCATAACACAGGTCTTGAAATAAAAACAACTGGTGCAACAGCTAACGCAGTTACTGATTCTTTAAATCTTAGGGTTGCGAATGGATCCGCAGTAGCAGGTATTGGTGCCGGTCTTACTTTTACCGCAGAAACAAATGCGGGTAATGATGAGACAATTGCCGCAATACGTGCGGTAACTACTGACGTTACTGCTCCAGATGGAAATGCCGGAGTAGGTGAGGACGCAGACCTCGCGTTTCATGTAATGCAGGCCGGTACATTAACGGAAGCTTTTAGATATGACGCGGATGACGATGAGCTTTATGTCAGTGGTAAACTGGAAACTACCGGGGATATCACGGTTGGTGGTGCTCTTGGTATTACCGGAGGATTTACCGCTGATACTCTTACATCAAAGAGCACCGACACCAACTTAACATTGTCAGGAAACGGAACTGGCATTGTGCAGGTTAACGATGGTCTAACTGTTACTGGCGACTTAACAGTGTCCGGCACCACTACCACGGTAAACTCCACCACTGTCTCAATTGCTGATGCGAATTTTGAACTTGCATCGACAAACAACAACGACGGTTCCAACGGTGTTACGACAGATGCGGTCGATTTCGGCGTGTATGGAAACTACAATTCAGACCCCGGTAGTGCAAACACGACTGCTTACTCCGGATTTTTCCGCGATGCGTCTGATTCAGGGAAGATTAAGTTCTACACGGGTCTTCAGGCAGAGCCTACAACAACAGTAAATACTAGTGGTACAGGCTACGCCGCCGCTACGGTTGTTACTGGAACTGTTGAAACTAGCACGATTACGAGTCCCGATACTAACGGCAATATCGCTATAACGCCAAACGGAACTGGCGAAGTTGATATTAGTAAAGTAGACATCGATTCTGGCGCAATTGACGGAACAACAATTGGAGCTAACAGTGCCGCCGCTGGTACGTTCAGTCAAGTTACACTTGCAAGCGGTGCATCGGTAACTAGTATTCTGGACGAAGATAACTTTGCATCAGACAGTGCTACGGCTCTTGCCACACAGCAGTCAATCAAAGCGTATATAGCAAGCCAGACATCTGCGTCTACCCCGGCTGGTGTTATAGTCCCTTACGCTGGCACATCCGCCCCCACCGGCTATCAATTCTGTAACGGGCAAGATTTAAATACTTTTACATTTAAGGATCTCCATGCCGCAATATCAAACACGTATGGCGGTACAGCGTACAATGCAGGTGTAACTGATCAATCTGGCGCGACT